GGGTGGTGGTGGGGGTCGACCCGGCGGGCGGGGCCAAGCCCCACAACGACGAGACCGGCATCATCACGGTCGGCTTCGCCCACGACCACCTGTATGTGCTCAGCGACCGGTCCGGCCGCTACAGCCCGCAAGGGTGGGCCAACGCCGCCGACGCCGACTACCAAGAGCACCAAGCCGACGCGATCATCGCCGAGACCAACTACGGCGGGGACATGGTCACGTCGACGCTGCGCTCAGCGGGGGTGGACAAGCGGGTGCTCAAGGTGCACTCCCGCCGGGGCAAGGCCATCCGGGCCGAGCCCATTGTCGCCTTGTACGAGCAAGGCCGCGTGCACCACGTGGGCGTGTTCGCCGACCTGGAGACCGAACTGACCACGTGGGCCCCCTACGAAGACCGCGACTCACCCAACCGCCTGGACGCCTTGGTCCACGCGGCGACGGCGCTGATCGGCCGGGGGGGCACGGTCTCGATCGCCACGCCGCAGTCGCTGGCGGCGCGGCGGGAAGCGAGGCTGCGTGCCGTACAAGCTGGGTGACCCCGGCAGCTACGGCTGCCCGGGGACGCCGGTGTTGGTCCAGCGGAATGGAAAGTGGGTGGTGGAGAAGTGCCACCCCACGGCCAAAGCGGCGCGGGCCCATCTGATCGCGCTGAAGATCAACGTCGAGTCCAAGGAGTCCAAGTGATCGTCCACCCCGACAACGAGCTCGCCTTCATCCTCGCCGTGATCGTCGGCGTGTTGGCGGTGACGCGGGCGGTGAGGCTGGTGGTCGACGACGACTGGCCTCCGATCAAGCGCGCCCGCGAGTGGTACGACGACCGGGCCAGCGTCGACTGGCAACCGCTGGTCGAGTGCCCGTGGTGCGTCAGCGTTTACTTCGCCTTACCGGCGGTGCTGTGGTTCGCCAGCCTGATCGCCTGGCCGGGGGCGGAGTGGAACCACTGGCTGTGGTGGATCGTCAACGGGTGGCTGGCGGTGGCGTGGATGACCGCCTTCTTGTGCGTGCGCGACCTGCCCCCGGAAAGCCGCGAGTGATGCGGGTCCACTTCGACGTGTACGGCACGACCCAGGAAGAGCTGGAGAACGGGGCCAACCGCATCTTGACTGCGTTCAGCGACCGCGAGCCGAAGTTCGTCACCATCACCGCCGAGCCGATGACCACGACCGGCGACGGCGCGGTGGCCTTGTGGGTCGGCACCGTGGAGGCGCAGGTCTAAGCTCCCGTTCCGATGGCGCGGGCACGAGAAGTCACCGAGGCCAAACCACCACCGGGGTTCATCGCATCGGCGGTCCAGCTTCCCACCCCCAGTCGTCGCATGGCCGGGCGCGCCGAAGGCTGGCAGGGCGAGGCGTGGGCCTATTGGGAGACGGTCGGCGAGTTGCGCTACGTCGCCACGTGGAAGGGCAACGTGATGAGCCGGGCCCGGCTGGTGGCAGGCCGACGCAAGGGCCACAGCATCGTCCCGGTCGAGCGTGGCCCCGCCGCCGAAGCGGTCGAGGCCTTCTACGGCGGGCCCCAAGGCCAGTCCGAGTTCCTCCAGTCCCAAGGCGTCCACCTGACCATGGCCGGAGAGAGCTACGTGATCAACCGCGAGCGCGGCGACCGCTGGAGCGTGCTGTCGAGCGGTCGCGTGAGCCAACAGGGCAAGGTGCTCTACGCCGACTTCGGCACCGAAGGCGGACGCACCGAGCTGGCCTCCGGTGACTTGGTGATCCGCATCTGGACACCACACCCCCGCGACCCGACCCGCGCCGACAGCCCGGTGCACTCCAACTTGGGCGTGCTGGCCCAGATCGTCAGCTTGGACCGCCACATCGCCGCCCAGTTGCGCTCGCGGCTGGCCGGGGCCGGGATCCTGTTCCTCTCCAACGAGGTCCAGTTCCCCACGCCGCCGGGGGCCGACCCCGCCGCCACCCAAGCCGACAACTTCATGGGCCTGTTGGGCGAAGCCATGCTCACCCCGATCGAAGAGCCCGGCAACGCCGCCGCCGTGGTGCCGATCGTGGCGATGGTCCCGACGGACAGCTTGGGCAAGAACGACCACGTGAAGTTCTGGACCGAGCTCGACGCCAACGCCGTGGCGATGCGCGAAGCCGCGATCAAGCGGCTGGCCTTGGGCTTGGACGTGCCGCCCGAGGTGCTGTTGGGCGTGGCCGACGCCAACCACTGGAACGCCTGGCTGGCCGAGGAGTCCGCGGTCAAGGCTCAGATCGAGCCGGAGTTGGAGGTGATCGTCAGCGCGCTGACGACGGCCTACCTGCGCCCGGCGCTGGCCGGGCTGGTCCCCGACGTGGAGGACTTCTTCGTTCTCGCCGACACCAGCGCGATCCGCCTACGGCCCAACCGCAGCGAGCAGGCAATCGAGCTGTACGACCGGGGCGAGCTGTCCGGAGCGGCGCTGCTCCGGGAGACGGGCTTCGACCCGTCCGACGCCCCCAGCCCCAAGGAGCTGGAAGTGTGGCTGCTGCGCAAGCTCGCCACCGGAGCCACCAGCCCCGAACTGGCCCAGGCCGCGGCCAGGCTGTTGGGCACGCCGATCAGCGCCGACGAGCCGAACCCCACTCCCCAAGGCCCGCCCGACCACTTGCGCACCGACACCGCCCCGGCGTTCACCGATCCCCGCAACCCGCCGATGATCGAGCGCGGGCGCGAGCGTGGCAACACCGAGCCGGGCCTGGCGGCGGCGTGCAACGTGTTGGTCTTCCGGGCGCTGGAACGGGCAGGCAATCGACTGCGCAACATGCACCCCCGCACCGATACCACGGCGATGACCGCCACCGACGTCTACCGCAGCCTGTCCGGCGAAGCCGACAAGTTGGTCGCCGGGGCGTGGGGCTGCGCCGCCGAAGTGCTGGCCCCCTACACCGACGACGTCGAAGGGGTGATCGACACGTTGGACTTCTACGTGCGGGGACTGTTGACCTCGCACCGCCCACACTCGATGGTGGTGCTGGGGGCGCTGTTGGACAGTCGTCCTCTGGCGATTGGAGCATGAGATGGACGTGATCGAACAGATCGAGCTGGCGATGGAGCTGGACGAGCCCGCCCGCACGTCGGAGCTGAATCGCATCGCTCGGGAAGCGTTCCTCACCGCCGGTGGACCGGCCGAGCGGGCCGACAACTTCTTGGGACAGATGGAGGGTGCCTGGGTCCACACCACCGACGAAGCCGATCCCGGCCGCGTCGCCGAGTTGGTCGCCACGGCCGCCCGCAACGCCGCCTTCTTGGCCGCCCAGCCTGCGGGCACCGAGGTCACCTGGCGGACAATGCGCGACGAGGACGTGCGCGAGCTCCACCGCCCCCTGGAGGGTGTGACCCAGCGCGCCGGGCATCCGTTCATCGTCGGGGGCGTTCCGCTGGACTACCCGGGCCAGCCCGTCGGCCCACCCGAGGGTTGGATCAACTGCCGCTGCCACTTGGCGCTCGCGGCGACGGCGGGTCTGTCGCCCGCTGACTCCGCCGTCGCCGCTCCGCCGACGAGCAACTTCTACGTCCCCACGACGATCAACGCCTTCGCGACCGCGAGCGGCTCTTCGGCGCTGGTCGCCCGCGCCTACACCGCCGAACAGCGCCGGGCGATGGCCAAGCGGGGCACGGCGATGCCTGACGGGAGTTTCCCGATCGCCGACACCGAAGACCTCCGCAACGCGATCCAGGCAATCGGACGGGCCAAGGACCCCGACGCGGCCAAGCGCCACATTCGCAAGCGGGCGCGGGCGTTGGGCCATGCCGACTTGATCCCCGACTCATGGACCGCTGCCGCCGACCCGCCGGAGCCGTTGGCCGCTGACCTCACCGCGGCTCCGGTGGTCAACACACGCGATGCTCCCGGCTGGCTCACCCACCCCCGCGACACTCAGCGCCTGCGCAACTACTGGGCCCGCGGCGAAGGGGCGGCCAAGATCCGCTGGGGCCAGCCGGGCGACTTCAACCGCTGCCGCCGCCAGCTTGCCAAGTACGTCAAGAACCCGGAGTGGCTGGCCGGGACGTGTGCCAATCTGCACTACGTGGCCCTTGGCTTTTGGCCTGGCCAGGGGCCACACGCCTCGGGCATCCCCGCCCAATCCCCGGAAGGAGAAGCCGTGACCGCCGCCTTCGAAGCTGCCGAGGACCTCGACGAGGTGATGCCCCCGCTGGCCTACTTCACCGACCCCGGCTTCTCCGCCGCGACGCCGTTCACCGTCGAGTACGACACCAAGCACGTCTTCGGCCACGGGGCGCTGTTCGGGGCGTGCCACTTGGGCTACACCGACCGCTGTGTCGAGCCGCCGCGCAGTGAGCGGGGCTACAACCATTTCCGCACCGGGGCCGTGATGACCGACGGCGGGCTGGTCTCGGTCGGCCAGATCACGATGGACACCGGTCACCCGCCGCTGCACTTCAGCGCCTCAGAAGCGATCCGTCACTACGACGACACCGGCACTGTGGTCGCCGACGTCGCCGCCGGGGAAGACGAGCACGGCATCTGGCTCAACGGGATGCTGCGCCCCGGCGTCACCGCCGCCCAGGCCCGGGCCTTGCAGGCGGCGACGATCAGTGGCGACTGGCGGGAGATCGGCGGCAAGGCTGAGTTCGTCGCCGCGTTGGCGGTCAACGTGCCGGGCTTCCCCATCCCCCGCCCGGAGTTGGTCGCCAGCGCGGCCGATCCCGACCACATCTCAGCGATGGTCGCGGTGGGCGTGGTGCAGCTCGACCCCAACGCCATCGACCCCGACGTCGTGGCGACGTTGGTGGTCGACAAGATCGCTGCTCGCCAGCGCCGGGCGGCGCGGGCGCGGCAACTCGACAGCACCATGCGAGCGGTCCGGGTCGCCGCCCTGGACACCGCGGTCTACGCTCAGAAGTGAGACCGTGATGGGTGAAACGAAGCCCCAACGACACGTCCGCGATGGCTTCCCCTTACATCTGATCCACTTGCCCGTCACGGTCTCTAACTTCGGCTGAGAACGGAGCGCCAATGGCTTGTGGCTGCGGGAAGAAGACGAAGTACGTCGTCACGACCAAGGACGGCAAGCAGACCACCGTCGACTCACTCACCGCGGCGATGAGCGAGGTGCGCAAGAACCCCGGCGCGACCTACACGCGCATCAAGGTGTGAGGCGCTTCCACCTCGTCCGCTCGGTCGACGAGACCGGCATCAGCGGGACCGGGGTGGTCGCCGAAGGAGTGCAGTATTCCGACGGCGTGATCGCCCTGCGCTGGTGCAGCCGGTGGCCCGCCAGCGTGTGCTTCTACCAAGGCGGCGTGGCCGCGGTGGAAGCGGTGCACGGGCACAACGGCCTGACCACGATCGAGTGGCTCGACCCGCTGGAGGACATCGTCCCCCCGGAGGAGTCCTTGCAGACTGTGACACCCCCGGCGTAGAGTGCCGGACAACTCAACCCCTCCGGTGCGGGCGAAGCCCCCGGAGGCGGGCCGCCGAGCGGCCCTCGCGGGTTGTTGGTGTTCCATGCCCATCTGTCCGTGACGGAGGCCGCCATGCCGTACGAACTGCCGGAGAACCTCGCCGAGCTGAGCGCTGACGAGCTGGAGGCGCTGCTCAACGAGGGACTCGACGCCTATCGGGCGCTCGGGATCACCGAGGACTCCCCCGAGGAGGCGCTGGCCGAGGGCGAACGCATCGCCCCGCTGATTTCCCAGGTGCGCGCCGTCCAGCGCGATCGGGAGACCCGCCGCGAGCGCGCCGAGGCGCTCAACACGCAGATGGCCGACGAGACACCCGAAGAGCCCGCGCCCGAAGAGCCCTCGCCGGATCAACCCGTCGAGCCCGAGCCCGCGCCCGAAGAGCCCACCGAGGAGGCGATCATCCCTGACGAGGTTCTGACTCCAGCCGCCTCCGGCCGTTCCCCGGCGCGGCGAGCCGCGGCCGCCGCGCCTGCGCCGCAGGTGCCCCGGGCGACGGGCATGGTGGCGAGCCTGACCGCCGCCGCCGACGTCCCCGGCTTCCCCACCGGCGCGCCGCTGGACGGTCTGACCGCCGCCGCCACCGCGCTGATCGCGCGGATGAAGGGCTTCCCGTCCCAGCGCATCGGCGGGCCGGACGGCGTGCGCCACCGCTACGGAGCGGCGCTGATCCGCAAGGAGGGCTACGGCGACCTCGCCCAGGGCTCGGGCATGGATGACTACTCGATGGTGTGGGAGGCCGGGCGCGAATCCCGCCTGCCCGGGGGCAATCTGGTCGCCGCCGGAGGGTGGTGCGCACCATCGGAGACGCTCTACGACCTGTGCCAGTTCGAATCGGTCGAAGGGATGCTCTCGATCCCCGAGATGCAGATCACCCGGGGGGGCATCCGCTGGACCGAAGGGCCCGACTTCGGTGACATCTACCAGGCCTGCGGCTTCCTCCTCAGCAACGCCGAGGCCGAGGCGGGCACCGGTGAGAAGAACTGCTGCGAGGTCACCTGCCCGGACTTCCAAGAGATCCGCCTGGAGGCCATCGGCCTGTGCGTCACGGCCCCCTTCCTGACCAACGCCGCCTACCCCGAGCTGGTCCGCCGGTTCATGGAGGGCGCGCTGGTCGCCCAGCAGCACAAGGTCAACAAGTACGTCATCGACCAGATCGACGCCGCCGCCGGAAGCGGCACGACCGTCGCCGACACCGGCTCGCTGTCGCTGAACATGGAGGCGATCAACTTCGTCGCCGTGGGGATGCGCTACCGCCACCGCCTCGGTGAGAGCACGACCATCGAAGTTGTCGCCCCGTGGTGGCTGCGGACGCTGTGGATCGCCGACCTCGGGATGCGCGAGATGGCCCCGGCGTCGGCCGCGGCCTACATCAACAGCTGGCTCAGCGACCGCAACCTCAGCGTGCAGTGGGTGTTCGACTTCCAGGACCTTGTCGTGGACGGCTGCAACGTCGACTTCCCGGCCAACGTGCGGGTGCTGATGTACCCGGCGGGCACCTGGGTCAAGGGCACCAACGACGTGATCAACCTCGACGCGGTGTACGACTCGACCAACCTGGCCCAGAACATCTACACGGCCCTGTTCGTGGAGGAAGGCATCCTCGCCGTCCAGCGCTGCACGCACACCTGCGAGCTGACGATCCCGATCTGCGTCAGCGGTCGCACGGCGGCCAATGACATCACCGAGTGCCTGACCACGGCTGGTGGGGTCGGCGTGATTGCCACCGGAGCTACCGCAGGCACCCCGGGCACGTGGACCCCGACCGACGCCGGTCCGGTCGACACCCTCAACGAGGCCAACACCCGGCCGATCACGGCCGATCCGGCCACGGCGTGGACCACGGGTCAGCGGGTCGTCCTCACCGACGGCACCGAGATCCACTGGAACGGCACCGCCTGGGAGGAGGGCCGGGCCTAAATGCCCACGATGGGGGTCGCCCGCAACTACGTCTCCGTCCCTGCGCCCGACGTGGCGCAGGGGGGTGTCCTGCGCGCGGCCCGAGTCATCGACTCGACCGACCCACACGACATGCTCGGTGCCGAGTACGTCACCGACGCCTGCGCCGAGATCAACGTGTGGGAGGAATACTGCACGCTCAACCCGGCCAGCCCGAAGGTCTTCGACGATGATCCCGGGTTGGTCGTGGGGGACCCGTTCACGCTCTACGCCGGAGTCAGCTGCAACCTGCAACGGTTGGATGAGGGCCTCACCCGCGCTCGCAACCGTCTGGACTTCGGCGAACGGGCCGGGGTCGACCTGGCCGTGACGGCGGCGATCGCCGCTCTGCCGCCGGTCGACCTGGGTGGCCCGTTCTCGATCGGTGAAGCGATCGGTCTGGCCGAGAACTACGCCGGGTTGGTCTACGGCGGCGTGCCCACGATTCTGATCCCCCGCCCGGTGGTGGTGTGCGGGTGTCTCAACGGGGCCATCAGCACCGGGCTCGATGGCAGTCTGACCACATGCCAAGGCTCACGGGTGGCGAACTATGTCGTCAGCCAACCGCCTCCGGCCACGCTGGTCCTCTACGTCACCGGCCAGATCACCCTGCTACGGAGCGCGGTGATGGCACTCTCCACGCCCCAGCAGCCCCTTGGTGACGGCACCTACGAACCCCCCCGCGCCCTTGCCGAGCGCACCTATGTCCCGCTGATCGAGTGCCTCGCCGCACAGGTCGAGGTCACGTGCACATGACCCGGAGGTTGTGATGGCCAACCCAAAGTCGTTCCCCCTCGTCCGTGGTCGCACGATGCGCGTCACGAAGGTCGACGGGTGCTGCGCACCGCTGGCCGGTGAGGACAACATGGTCGTCACCGACGGCTTCGTCTCGGTCGCCCTGACGTCCAACATCACCGAGCCCGAGGAAATCGTCGTCACCAACGCCAACGGGCAGACCTGCGTGCGCGACCCCGGACAGGCCGAGTTCAACGGCTACGGCGTCGAGATCACCTTCTGCGAAGTCTCGCCCTGCCTGTTCTCCATCGTCACCGGGCAGCCGTCGTACCTCGATGCCGACGGAGCGGTGGCCGGGTTCCGGATGAACAGCGACGTCAACCTGGCCGGAGAAGGCTTCGCCCTGGAAGTGTGGATGGGCGTGCCCGGCGTGGCTTGCACGGGCGAAGGCGGAGCCTTCGGCTACCTGCTCTTGCCGTGTCTCCAGGGCGGTGTCGTCGGCGACTTCACGATCGAGAACGCCGCCGTCACCTTCACGATCACCGGGGCGAGCACGAAGGACGGCAACGGCTGGGGCGTCGGCCCGTACGACGTCGTCGCTGGGGCTGGCGGTGGCGCGGCCGAGCCGCTCGCCGACGCCCTCGACCCCAACGACCACCTGCTGGTCACGTTCACCACGGTCGAGCCGCCCGAGCCGACCGATGGTTGTGCCGAGCTCGTGGTCAACATTCCGCCCGCGATCGCTTCAGTCACGCCGAACACGGGACCGGCGGCTGGTGGTACCAGTGTGACGATCAGCGGGTCCAACTTCACCGGGGCCACGGCCGTCGAGTTCGACGGCGTGGCGGCCACGGGGGTGGTGGTCAACAGCGCGTCGAGCATCACCTGCACCGCCCCGGCCGGAACCGCGGGACCCGCCGACGTCGAAGTCACCACGCCCAACGGGACCGACACTTTGGTCGGTGGCTTCACCTATAGCTGATCTAGCCTTGGGCCGTGCCGACCTGCGTGCCCTGGGAGCTTGATCCTGGCTGCTGCGACGAGTGGTCGACGCTCGATCCAACGGTGCAGGATCGGGCGGAGACCTTGGCCTGGAGCACCTTGCGAGCGTTGACCGGGGGCCAGGTCGGCAACTGCCCGGTGATCGTGAGGCCGTGCCTCAGCGACCCGTGCGACTACTGCACCAGCGCCTGGGTCGAACCGATGATCGTCGACGGCCGGTGGGTCAATCACGTCTGCGGTGCGCCCAAGTGCAGCTGCGAGCGTCTGTGCGAGATCGTCATGCCGGGGCCGGTGGCGCAGATCACCGCCGCCGAGATGGACGGCATCGGGCTCGACCCCGGGCTGTTCCGCGTCGACAACGGCAATCGCATCGTCCGTCAGGACGGCCAGTGCTTCCCTTCCTGCCAGCGCCTGGACTGCGCGCTGGGCGAAGTGTGCACGTTCGGGATCACCTACGTCCCCGGGATCGTCCCCGACGCCGCGGGGCTGTGGGCGGCGGGGGTGCTGGCGTGTGAGTTCGCCCGGGCGTGCAGCGGCGCCAAGTGTCGCCTGCCCACCGGAGTCACCACGATCGCCCGCCAGGGCTTGTCGATGAACCTGTCGGCCGCCATGTTCCCCGATGGGATGACGGGCATCCGCGAGGTCGACGCTTACACCTCGGCGATCAATCCCAACCACCTCCTCGTGCCACCAATGGTCTGGTCTCCCGACGTCCCCTGGGCGCGGCACCGCTACCAGACCTGGGTCGCGCCGACGCCGTGACCATTGTCGAGCCCATCCCCTTGGTGATCGAGCCGGTCCTGCTCGACTTGGTGGCGTGCGTGTGCAACGAGTTGGCCGCCACCGCCGCCGGACCGACGTGCTGGTGCGGGGTCTACCCGGGGGCGGCGGTGAGCTACGAGTTCTGCGAGGAGTGCCCCGGCGGAGCTTGCGGCATGGGATGGGTGCGGCCCTCGGGCGTGTTCCCCTACAACACCTTCCCCATCAGCGAGCTGGAGTCCGGCTGTCGCGCGCCGTTGGCCTGGGCGGTCGAGGTGGGGAGTGTGCGCTGCCTACCCACCCCGCCTACTGGCGAACTGCCCTCCCCGGACCAACTGCTGCAAGCCACTACCGCGCAGTTGGACGACGCCTTCGCCCTGTACCGGGCGCTGCGTTGTTGCCAAGGGGTCGAAGTCGCCGCCGAGGCGTGGACGCCGGTCGGCCCCGAGGGCGGCTGCGTGGGCGGGCAGTGGACGGCCTATCTGGCCGTGGACGCGTAGTGGCCGAAGGGGTCCGGGTTCGCATCACCGACCGGGCGATCATCTCGGCCCTGAACACGCCCGGTGGGGCCGTAAACACCTGGCGGACTGAGCGAGCCAAGACGATCCTCGACATCTGCGAGCTGTCCTCGCCGGTCAATGACCCGCTCAATGCCACCCACCGGGGTGGGTTCGTCGGCGAGTTCAAGCGTTCTTGGTTCGGGGACGCTCGTGGCTCGTCGGGGCACCACGTCGTCGCCCGCATCTACAACACAGCCCCCCACGCCGTCTACGTCGAAGAAGGGCGCAGCGCCAGCCAGCTCATCCAGACCTTCTCGTGGACGGTGTGGGATGGGCGAATCCGCACCATCGGCGGCAGCATCGGCGGCGGCACGGGGGCCCGTCTCGGCCGCCACATCCTGCGGGACGCGGTCAACGAAGTGGGAGAGGAGACCGGGGACTGGGGCCCACTGCTGTAACTTCGTGGGCTTGTGACGATGAAACAGTTTCGCACCGCCGCGCGGCGGGGCCAGGCTGCCGTCCCCAACGCCGTCGACATTCAGTTCGAATTTGAGGTGGACGAGGACGACTTCCGGGTGCTGACCGCGCACCCTCCCACCTCAGGCCAGGTCGCGCTGTTCCTCTCGGCGCGGCTGGAAGGCGGCGTGCGCACCGTGCAGGCGCTGTTCGACCTGCTCGCGGCAACGCTCGACCAGCGTGACTACGACCTCATCGAGGCCCAACTGCACGACGGCCTCGACATTCAGGTGATCGCGGAGATCGTCGAGTACCTGATCGAGGAGTGGGGCGCGCGCCCTACCAAGCCGCGCTCCGCCTCATCCTCATCGCGCAAGACCACTGGGGCGCGATCGACGGCGAAGCGGCTCAACGCGGTGTCGACTACTTCGGGCTGAGCTTCGACCGGCTGCTCAATGCGGTCTACTTCTGGGTGGTGTCGAGGGTGAAGGACCCGGACTTGCTCGACGACGAGCTGGAGCGGCCGCTGTACGCCTCGGCGCCGGTGACGGACGCCGAGTTGGAGCGTGACGAGCAGTCGTTCATGGCCTTCGCCGCGGCGATGGGCGTCTCCCCGCCGCGGTCCCAGGCTCTACCATCTGCAACCGGACCTGGGAGGAAGTAGCCGATGGCTGGCCGGTCGGTGGGGCGAATCGAAGTCACGGTCGACGCCAATACCAAGCGGCTCAAGGCCCAGCTGACCTCGGCGGGAACATCCGCGGGCAAGGCGGCCAAGGAGTCGATCGAAGAACAACTCGACGACATCACCGCGACCGTCGACTTCAACAGCGCCGACCTGCGAGCCGAGACCGCCGAGGCACGCCAACAGATCGAAGCGCAACTGCGCGGTCTCGCCATCGAAGGCGGCGTTGAGCTCGATGTCACCCAGGCTCGGGCCCAACTCCGTGAGCTGGAGGCCTACGCCGAGGCCCAACGTCTGGCCATCGAGGTCGAGCTGTCCCAGGCCGATCTGGCCCGGATCAACGCCCAGCTGCGCACGCTGACCGAAGAGCACCGCGCCGCCGAGATCGACTTCACCGCCAACCTCGATCAGGTCAACCTGAACATCGAGCAGCTCCTGGCCGAGCAGCGCCAAGGCGAGATCGACTTCCAGGTCGAGCTCAACACGGCGTTGGCGCTGGCCGAGGGCGAAGCCTTCCGGGCCGAGATCGAAAGCCTGGAGGCCGCGATCCAGGTGAAGGCCGACCTTCACGATGCCGCGCTGGAGGTGCTCGGGTTCAAGGAGGCCACCGAGGCCGACGTCATCCAGCAGAAGATCGCCCTGGATATCCAGGCGGATCGCCTTCGCGCCGACAAGGCGGCGATGGAAGCGATCATGGGCGAGCTCAACATTCCGCTCGATGTCGAGCTCGCCGTCGCCGAAGCGGAGATGTTGGCCTGGCGCAAGCGTGAGGCCGCCGACGCGGTGAACGTACGCGTCGACGTCGACCGCGCCTCGATGGACGGGGTGAACAAGCGGATGCACGCGGCCGGTTCGGGGGCTGGTGACTCGTTCCTCGACGGGTTCTCCAACCGACTGAAGCTGATCGCGGGGGCGGTGATCCTGCTCACCGAACCAGCCGCGGTGGCGCTGGAGGCAACACTGGGCGGGGCGGTCGCGCTGACGTCGTCCGCCTTCAGTGGGCTGTCGGCGGCGGTCGTGGGGCTGGGCCCGGCACTGGCCTCACTCACCACGACGATCGGGACCCTGTCTGTTGGCTTGCAGGGCGTGGGCGATGCGACCGAGGCGGTCACCAAGGAGTTCGCTGCCGCCCTGGCCGAAGGAAGATCCTTCAACCTCCAAGCCGAAGATATCCAGAAGGCGATGGCCGCGCTGGCCCCGGCGGCGCGGGACTTCGTCACCGCTTTCGCCGAGATCAAGCCGCAGCTCCACGGGATTCAGCAGGTCGTTCAGCAGAACCTGTTCCAGGGCTTGGACGAGTCACTTCTCCGGCTGTCGGACACCGCGATTCCCGCGATCGGCGATGGCCTCGCCGACACCGCCAAGCAGTTCAACGAGTTCTTCCGCAACCTCGCCGACCTCGCCGCCGAGGTCGACTTCGCCGGGATCTTCGAAGGGCTGGCCCCGATCACCGACGCGATGCTGCGGGCCTTCGAAGCGCTGTTCCAGGTCATCGAGCCGTTCCTCAAAGCCGCTGCCCCCGCGGCCCAAGAGCTGGCGAAGAGCTTCCAGGCCACCACCGAGAGCCTGTTGGGAATGGTCCAAGCCGGAGCGGCGTCGGGCGGCCTGAGCGACTTCCTGATGGAGGGCGTGGAGAGCCTGCGTCAGTGGTGGGACCTCACCCGCGCCGTGGGTGATGCGCTGTTCACGTTGATGGAGGCCGGGCAGGCCACCGGCGACTCGATGATCGAGAGCCTTACCGAGATCATCGAGCGCTTCGACGAGTGGATGGAATCCGCCGAAGGACAGACGGCGCTGGCCCAGTTCTTCGAAACCAGCCAGCGCGCGCTGGCAGCGTTGGTCCCGCTGCTCAAAGGGGCGGTGGGGTTCTTCGACAACCTCGTCACCGAGGGGGCGATCCAGCGTTTCGAAGACCTGGCCGAGAGCCTCGGGGAAATCCTGCCCGTGCTCGGCTCGGTGTTCGAACTGGTCGGGCGAGCTCGGATTCTCAACACGATGGTCGAGGCGGTCAGTCGCTTGGGCGACGTGCTGGAGATCGCCATGCCTGCCTTGCAGGACCTGGCCGATGTCATCGGCACCAACCTCGCCGCGGCGTTGGAGGCGATCGAGCCGCTGATCGAGCCACTCGGCGAAGCCGTGCGGGTGACCGCGGAGGCGTTTGCCGAGCGGCTTGGAACGATCCTGCCGCCGGTGGTCCAAGCGCTGGGTGCCCTGGCCGAGGCGTTGGTCCCGGTGATCGAGGCGATCACCCCCTTGATCCCGCTGGCGGTCAATCTCGCCGCCCCGATGGAGGTGTTGGCCCCGTTCATCCAGCTCGTCGCCGAAGCGATCCAAGCGTTGACCCCCATCGTGGAGGCGGCCGTCGTCCCGCTGGAGCTCTTCGCCGATCTGGTCGGGGTCGTCACGGCTCCGATCCGGGCGGTCGGTGATGGCATCGGGTGGCTTGCTGGTCAGGTCGGCAGGTTGACCCCAGAGTTGGAAGGCAGCGTCGATCCACTGATCGGGATCACCGACTGGTCGAATTTCGCGACCTCCGAGTTCATCGGGCTAGCCGGAGCGGTCGACTTCGTCAAGGGGAAGATGGAGGCCTGGCGGGCCGAGGTGTTGGAGAAGTTGGAGCCGGTGGCCGAGGGGCTCAGCAACATCAAGACGGCGTTCGACTTCCGCGACGCGGTCGAGGATCTAGACCCGCTCGTGATCGCGATGCACGGTCTCGCCGAGGAGGCCGATGCGGCCGCCGAATCCGCCGATCTCCTCAAAGAGGCCTGGGACCGACTGTTCGGCGGGGCGATGGAGCTGAGCGAGGCCACCGACGCCTTCGCCGTGATCCTGCTCAAGATCGGCGAGCGCCAAGAGGAGCAGGCCGAGCGACTGGGGGACGCGGCCAAAGCCCAGAACGACTATGCCGACGCCGTCGACGAGGCCAAGCTCGCCCAACAGGAATTGGACGCCAATACCGACCCCGAGAAGACGGAGGCGTTGACCGCGGCCCGCGACGAGGCCAACCGGGCGCTGGCGGAGTCGAAGACGGCGATGGAGAAGGCCAACAAGGCGGCGAACGAGAACTTGTTCGCGATCAAGGGCAACACCGAGGCGGCGTTGGAGAACCGCGACATGATTCGTGACGGCGTGGACGTTGCCATCGCCATCGCCGCGGCCAAGGTGCGGGAGGGGGCCACCTGGGAGCAGGCAGCGCGCAGCGTGAACAAGCAGAAGGAAGCCCTGCTCGACCAGCTAGAGCAGCAGGGGTACAACCGCGAAGCCGCCGAGGCCTACATCGAGACCCTCAACCTCACCCCGGAGAACATCCGCACGGCGATCGAGCTGGCGAATCAGGAGGCGGCTCAGCAGGGGCTGCGCGACTACGACTTCACGATCGAGAAGATGGACGGCAAGGGTGTGACGACGCCAGTCATGGTGTCGGGGCTGAAGGCGGTGATGGCCGGACTCGACGGGATCATCGGGACCACCGACGACATCAACCGCAAGACCGCCAAGTTGGCGGTCGGGACCGAAGGTGTGCCGACGACCCAAGCCGAGCTGGACGACGTGATCGCCAAGGCCAATGAGCTCGACGGGAAGGTCGCCACGGTGACGGTGAACACCGTCTTCCAGCAGGAGCAAGGCCTGCGGGCCAACCTGGGCGCGAACATCCTTGCTCAGCACGGGGGTCGGATCGGGCCGGGGTGGGGGCTGGCGGGGGAGGCGGGAGCGGAGTTCCTCCGCTTCGGCTCATTGCGTCGACTGGTGACGAGTCCGACGTTGGTGCCACCAGGCACGGTGGTCACTTCGGCCGCCCTCACCGCGGCGCTGTTGCGGGCGAACAAGCAGCAGCCCGCCAAGCAGATTTACAACACGATCAACGTCGCGCCCCGGGCTGCTGATCCGGGGCTCGTGGCGGAGCAGATCGTGAATCGCGCCGCGGTACTGGCTAGATGAACGGGGGGAGGTGGAGTGCACGTAGGGTGGATGCTCCTTGGTGAGGGTCACCCCCTCGACCCAACTTCCAACGTCGGCGACGAGATCGTCAACAACGTGCGTGCCCTCACCTACGCCCAGTCGCTCGGCCTGGGGTGGTTGAGCGACTGCCTCGACTGCGACAGCGCCAGCGAGTACGCCTTGGCGAAGGTGCTGTACGCGACGCCCAAGACCGACCCCGCGCCTTGGTACAACAACCGCTTCCCCGACTCGGCCGGGTTCTGCGGCGTCTACGGCATCGACATCACGGGGGCCGAGGATGCCACCCTCGACATTGGCGTGACCAACACCCTCAGCCCCGGCGGCGTGCTCGGGACGACCTACATCCGCCCCCGCGAGATGATCGTGCGCGCCATCGCCGTGGCCGACAGCGAGTGCGCGTTGCAGGAGGGCTTCAACTGGTTCAAGCAGCGCGCCGCCGAGCGCGCCGCGGAATGCCGGGGCGACACGCTCACCTTCTTCTACTGCTGCCCGCCGATGGACTGCCGGGCCGACGACCCGCGCGACCCGTGCCCGTGCGACGACATGGAGACGCCCGGCGGGCCGTGCTGGGTCGACACCTACCTCCAACTGCGCTCCGGGCCCGACGAGTGCACGCCCACGTGGTGGCCTACCACCTACGGCGAGCTGAAGAGCGGCCCCCCCACCGATGACGAGTGGTGCCACTGGGTCTACGTCTACTACGAGCTGACCCTCGGGGCGGACGAATGGACGTGTGGCGCGGAGGCGTGTGTGGTCCCCTACCTGTGGCAGTTCTACGACTGCGCGATCGTCGAGGGGCCGTCGGTGCTGAGCCACCGCACGCTGAGCAGGGGCGCCTTCATGGAGCTGGAGTTCACCATCGTCGCGGCCGATCCGGTTCCCCATCGGCTGAAGGGCCACCCGTCGGTGTGGGACCCCGAGGTCGACGAGCCGCTGTTCCCTGCCGAGGACCTGTACCCGTCGAACCTCCTGTTCCCTCGTGGCTAGCGATCTGACCTGTGGGGCTCATCGCGCCTACGCCTATAGCCGAGGCGGGGCCAAGCGACTGTTCGAACTGACCCCGTTGACCCTGGCGCGGTGGGGTCGCGTCCGCGACGACATCAGCCGGGCCGAGGTGGTCGTCGGGTTGACCGAGTGCTGCGAGCGCCTGGAAGAGCTACGCACGATCCTCAACGAGTTGCACATCTACCGCAACGGCGAGATGGTGTGGCAGGGGCCGATGGTGCGCCTGGAGTACGAGCACGACAACCTGCGCATCTTCGCCGAAGACGTGCTGTGGCAAGCCACCCGCTCCGTGGTCTACCCGGGCTACGACCACACCTGGCCGAACAGCACCCTGGCGCTGGACACCGTGGACATCCTCCTCAACCAGTGCTACTCCCGCCAGGGTGACCCGTGGAACATGCTGCCCGGTCATCTGCACCCGATCCGCACCCCCGGCGAGCCGCGGCACACCCGCGTGTGCAACGACTGGCAGGCGTACGTGTGGGAGGAGGTGGACAAGTTCGCCGAGGACTACGGCGTCGATTACACCGTGGTCGGGCGGGACATCTACTACTGGGACATCCACTGGGAGTGGAAGCGGCTGGAGTCATTGCAAGAGGAGTGGATCGGCGACTACCCGCGCATCGTCGAGTATGGCAACCAGCTCTACACCCGCTGCGTGGTGACCAACGGCCAGGGCTGGGCTGGGGTGGACGAGATCGGTCTGCCCGCCACGGGGCGAAACAGCTACGGCTACGTCGACAAGCTGATCAACAACGCCACCGAGGAGGACGTGTCGACCAAGCCGACCGAAGCCCAGCTCCGCAGCTGGCAGGAGTCGGCGGTGAAGAACCTCGTCGACACCCATCCCGCTCCGCTGGGGATCGTCGTCCCGGCCAACACCACTCTCCTTCCCGGCGCGCCGTGGCGCGTCGAAGACCTCATCCCGGGGGCGTGGTTCCAGGTCTCCGTGACCCGCTTGTGCCGTGAGGTCACCGAGTGGCAGCGGCTGCACGCCATGCAGGTCGAGGAGCTGGCCGGGCAAGGCGAGACCGTCACCTTCACCGCGCAGTCCGCCCCCCGAGAGCACCATGTGGTGAAACCATGAGCCAGCGCGACGACCTACCCGGCTACCTGTCCAACCATGAGACCCGTATCTCCCGCCTGGAGCACCAGCCGCGGGGGTGGAAGATTCCACCCAACCCCGAGCCGGGCAAGGTCATCGGCTTCGACGAGGATGGTAAACCGGCCTGGGTCGACCCCGGCGACGAGGTGTGGATCGGCATCGAGCCACCCGCGAACCCGGCATTGGAGCTGTGGTACGACTCCGACGCCGAACTCGATGAGGCGCTGTCGGAGGCGATCGGGGCTGACGTGTTCGTCGCTGGTCCGGCCGGACCGGCCGGACCCGCAGGCCCACCTGGCCCGGCCGGTGCACCTGGAACCGCCGGAGCCACGGGAGCGACCGGGGCCGAGGGTCCGGGTTGGCCGATCGTGGTCAAGAGCACGCCGCCCACTGCCGCCGACTACGGCGAGACCACCATTCCCCTCAACGCAGTCTGGATCCAATCACCATGAGCCTGCTCCTGATCGACGGCTGCGAGGACCTGTCGTCCTGGCGGCTTGTCGCCGCGCCGACCAACCAACCCGGTCGCTACGGCAACTGCATCCAGACCACTACCAGTGGCATCAACGCGGTCTACGACGTGCGGACCGCCGACCAGTCCGACACCTTCACCGTGGGCTTCGCCTACAAGACGACCAACATCAGCACCAACCCGGTGATCATGGACTTCTACTCCGACAACGCCACACAGATCCACAACCGCCTCCAGATCGAGTCCAGCGGTGCGGTCAGCTTTGAGCGGTCGAGCACGTCGCTGGGTACGTCGGTGACGGGCCTGATCGCCAACAACGTCTGGTACTACATCGAGATGCAGGCCAAGCTCGGCGACTCGCCCAACGGCTCGGCCACCGTGCGGGTCAACGGCACAACGGTGATCAGCCTGACCGGCGTCGACACCAAGAACGCGGGCACCAAGACCGTCTACGACGCCTTGGTCATCGAGGGCTCCTCGGGGGCCACCCAGCAGGTCGACGACCTCTACTTCATGTCGGGCGCGGGGGACAGCTTCCTCGGGCCGATCCTCGTGGAGACGCTGTACCCGGATGGCAACGGCGATACCAACGACTGGATCGGGAGCGACGGCGATTCCACCGACAACTACCTGCTGGTCGATGAGGTGCCGCCGGTCACCACCGACTACGTCACAGCCAGCACCGTCGGGGAGCAAGACCTCTACACACTCACCGACCTGTTCCACACTACGGGCACGATCGTCGGCGTGTGCCACTCGGTCTACGCCGCCGCCACGGATGCCGTGAACCCGCTCAACGTGAAGGCGCTCAATCGGCGCTCCTCCACCACGGCCAGCCCTGCGTCCCTCCTGACCACCACCTACCGCAGCCACGACTACGCCCTCGTCCTCGACCCCGAGACCGCTGCGGCCTGGACGATCGCCGATGTCAACAGCCTCCAGTCGGGGGTTGAACTTGCGTGACCGACGCCCGCAACGCACGCCACTCGGGTCGTGTCGCGCTCACCGAGTCCTACCCGCTCCTGCCTGGACTACGAGTTCCACGTCAGTCGGTCCGGGTCGCGCTCGCCGACTCGACCTTCCCGCCGGTTCTTCCGGGTCGGGTGGTACGCGTCGCCGTACAGGTGGCAATGCAGGGCACCATCAGCGATGCCCTCTTGGCCCGCCAGTCGGTGCGCGTGGCGATGCAGGGAACCGCCGAGCCACGCTTGGCGCGTCAGTCGGTGCGGGTGGCGCTCGTTCGGCCTCCGCCCGAGGCCGCCTACTGGGATGGCAGCGCCTACGTCCGTGCGCCGTTGTTGGTGTGGGACGGGGCCAGCTTCGTCAACGCCGTAGCCGTGTACGTGTGGAGCGGCACCGGCTGGGTGGCTGCGATCTGAGGGGGTCCTGATGGGCGTGCTCTACGCCAAGGTCGCGGGTCAGTGGGTGCCGATCATCACCGCCATCGAAGGCAGCACCGGCATTCAGTGGCCGATCCAGACCAAGGACCCTCCGCTGGTGATCGGGGCGAGCATCGACGACCAGAACGCCGAGCTCCAAGCCTTCATCCAGCTCGACAAGTTCGAGATGCTGCCCGGCACCACGATCGACGATCCCGAGGCCCAGGCGTCGGAGAAGTACGTGCTCCCCCGGGTGCTCCAGTGGCACCCGCAGAGCCAGTACGGCCCATTCTGGACGTTCAACGAGAGCGGATACGACGCGTACCTCCGCGACGTCAACCCCGACCAGGACTACACGGCGATCTGGTCGGACTGGACCGGACAGCTGCTGTTCAACCCAGCCTCGGGGGTCTACTACTCGACCACGCCGGGCAAGGGGCAGCAACCAAAGCCCGAAGGCGGGTACGTGCCCTGGGACCAGGCGTGGCAATACAACATGGATGCCCACTGGAGCTACGACACCATGAACCTCGGCTTCGGCGGGTTCGGGCTGGAGCACTGGCAGGACACCTACCGTGGCTACACCGACGAGGCGGGCGACCCGTACTACCAGGCGGGCATCTCCGATCTGTGGCTCGGTACCGGGGCATACTTCGAACTGTTCACCGACAGCTTCGGCGACCACCCGCGCAACGACGTCGAGGTCATGTCGGCCATCTGGGGCAGGGCCTACGCCGGTGATATCACCCAGGACCCGCGTCGGCCTGAGGTTGTCATATGGGCGCGCTGGGAAGAAGGGCGTGACGGCCACCTTGACGATCTCCAGGAAGACCTGGCCGAGCGCGAGGTCCACTTCACCTCGCACAACATCCACCTCTACGCCGGACCAATCAAGCGTGGGCTACCCGACGGGCAGCTCAACCGTGGCAACATCCCCGTGCTGGCGGCGGTGCAAGGGACCGAAGGTACGGACAGCTCGCCGCAGCGCAAGCAGTATTACCGCCAGATCGGTCAGCAGTCCGTGAACTTCACCGACGGCGAGGGCCAGGTCGTGTTCCCCGAGGAAATCTGGACCGGTGACGTTCACCCCCAAGCCGTGGTGATCGGTGCCACGGTGGGCGGACCGATGATCGCCCAGGTCGAGCGGAGCGGGGGTCAACTGCACTTCTATCTCGATCGCACGTTCAGCGGCAGCCTCGACGTGTCGTGGTCGGTGGACTACGAGGAGCCGGTGTGGTCCGAGACCCGCCCCGTGGTCGGCTACATCTACGTCTACGGCGCGGAGCCCACCAGCGGGCTCCGCGCAGCCAACGAATACTTCCTCCACTCTGGTACCCCGATCCTGATTCCGTGGGGCAGTGGGACTGTCGATCTCGGTGTCCACGGCGAGTCCTACCAGCTCGGCCTAGTGGTGAAGGACCTCAGTGGGGCGACGGTGGGCACGGTCTCGGAGGTGAGCACGCCTAGCGGACAGGACCGCTTCGAATGGCAGCTGACCCGCGACCTCTACCCGATTGGCGGCGGCACCACCTACCGGGTGGTCAACCCCGATGGGCAAGAGTCCAACTGGTTCGCCTTGCAGTGGGCCGACATCGAATTGCCGGAGGGGTGAGCATGCGCGATCTGCAACGGCAAGAGGACGGCACATTCGTCACCACCACGCCGGGGATGAGGTGGCGTCGACCGCGGGCCGAACCCGTGCGCTCGCGCCGAGCGAAGGAGGATATGAGTGACCGACCGGCAGCCGTCAACCCACCCCCTACACCGGCTGTCCAATCAGCCGGACCGTCACGAGCGCGCATCCATTCCCGGTCGCCCGGCGGCGCGCCGTACCTCCCAGGGGAAGGACCACCCGTTGATGCACGAGCAGCCCACCTACGACGACCTGTTGACGATCGTCAATCGCGATCGAGCGGTGAAGGAGATCCTGGCCAACCGGGTGGCGAACCTGACGCTGGAGGTCGCTGAGCTGCACGCGCTGGTCATCGAACTGCGCCAAACTCAGCGCGTACCATCGGTCAACCAACAGGAGGGTGCACATGATCCCGTTGCGTGATCGTTGGGTCGGTCTGCGGCTGCGTGATCTGGCCGAAGGGATGGCGATCCCCACCACCGAGATCATCCTGACCATGGCGGGCTACGACGTCCCGCCGGAACTGGAGGCGGCGTTCCTCGCCGAGGTGGGCGCGCTGCCCACGATCCCCGAGGCGTGCGCCCCGTGTGATGTCGTGATCGTCGGTCCACCAGGACCGCCAGGCCCAATGGGGCCTGCGGGACCCGCTGGCCCGACCGGGGCCGGGCTGGAGGTCGAAGGCTCGGCCACGTGGACAGAGATCCAGGCCATCCCGACGCCCGAGCAGAACGACCTGTGGGTGCTCACTGCCGATGACCCGAACGCGCCGGGTCCGGGTGGCACGACCGGTGGCTCGATCAACGACGGCCTCGTTTACAACGGCATCACCTGGATCAACACCGGCCCGTTCCAAGGCCCCGAGGGCGACATCGGGCCAACGGGACCCGCCGGGCCAGTGGGGGACACGGGGGCGACCGGGCCAGCCGGGCCACAAGGCGAAGCCGGGCCCCAGGGCGTCCAGGGCGAGCAGGGTGACCAGGGCATCCCTGGTCCGCCCGGGGGCAATGCCCAGCGCACCGCATGGACATGGCGCGCCGCCCCCTCGACCACGGTGGCAATCGGCGAGGCGTGCGTGAACGACGACGCCCCCACCGACGCGACGATCCTGACCCTTCACCGCATCGACCGGCAGGGCATCGACTGGTCGCCGTTCCTGTTGACGCTGAGCGACGTCTACACGATCTACCTCCAGTACGCCTCCAACGCCGACTCGTGGCACCGCTACAACATCACCGGTTCGCCCACCACCGACGGCTCCAAGGTCTCGATCCCTGTCGCCACCGCGGGTGGGTCGCCCGCGGGTTCCGAACCGCTCGATGGGGTGCCGGTGCTGGTGGTGTTCGAACCCCCGCCAGTTCAGGGCTTGCTCCCCGGGGGCACGGACGGGCAAGTGCTGACCAAGACCAGCAGCGACGACTACGCGGTCGCCTGGGAGACGCCCAGCACGGGCCTCGACGCCGAGGGTGTCATGGACCTGCTCGGCCTAGGCGGCCTGCTGGAAGGCACCGGCATCGACCTCGCTTACGACGACACCGCGGGCACGATCACGATCACTTCCACGGCGAGCGGAGCAGATGGGCTCGGACCCGACGGGGACAAGGGCGACATCACCGTGGGCGGCGGTGGCACCACGTTGACGATCGACAACGACGCCGTGACGGCAGCCCAGATCGGCGACCCCGAGTTGAAGGCGCTCGCTGGGCTGACCTCGGCGTCCAACCAGTTGCCGTACTTCACCGGCGCGGGTACCGCCGATACGACCAGCTTCACAAGCGCCGCCCGCAACCTGCTCGACGACGCCAGCGTGACGGCCATGCGGGCAACACTCGGGCTGACCATCGGCACCGACGTGGCTCCGGTCCGGCGCATCATCGTTTCCGAGACCAGCACCGCGTTCGCGCCGAACTCCGCCCATGAGAACCGGATGGTCACACTGTCAAATGCTGCCCCGATTACCGTGACCCTGCCTTCCAACGCATCGTCCTCGATCGCGGTCGGGGCCGAAATCGACTTCCTCTGGCTCGGGGTCGGGCAGCCTACGTTCGTCGCCGGGTCGGGGGCGACCGTCAACGGCACGCCGGGGCTGAAGCTGCGCGCCCAATACAGCGCCGCGACAGCGAAGAAGATCGCCACCAACGACTGGGTGGTGATCGGTGACCTGGCGGCCTAGATGCCTGCTGTTGGCATCATGGCCTCGGCGGTCCACATCGAGGAGGGAGGCGACGAAGTCTTCCCGTCGATCGCGTCCACCAACACCGAGTTCGGCACCAGTCTCGGGACCAACAATGCGATGCCTCCTCCACCCGATGTGGTCGCCGGTGATCTGATCGTCGCGATCTGCCTCAACGACAATCCGTCCACCACGGACCTGGCGGCCTCCACCGGCTACGCCCAGATCACGACGCACACCCAGCCGACGAATGGCAACAAGATGGCGGCGTTCGGTCGGGTTGCTGATGGCGGTGCCAATGATGCCCTGAGCCTGTCCGGGGCCACACAGGACTACTGCGTAGCGATCACGCGGATCACCGACCACGGCGTCACCGACGTCGCCGCCGACATCAAGTTCGCCAACGGGAACAGCACCTCGGGCGGCACGAGTGCCAACCCGCCGTCGTTGGACGCAGGGGCGTTACGCAAGTGGCTGTGGTTGGGTGTCGCCGGGATAGACACGATCAGCGGCACGATCGCCTGGTCCGCGATGCCCGCCGGGTACACGCAGACGGTGACCCCATTGCAGTCGGCCCACACGGCGTCGAGTTGCGCGCTGGGTGTCGCCCACAACGCCGTCGAGATCCAAACCGAAGACCCCGGTCCGTTCACGATCGGTTATCCGGCTCACTGGCAGAGTCTCACGCTGGCTATCCCACCCGCCGGGGCACCCAGCATCGTCTACGCCTGGCAATGGGATGACCCGGTGGCAAGCGGCGACAGCGGCAGTTTCGAGCTCGGCTCCAACTTCACCGCCAACGACGACATCCACATCTCGGCGATCCGCGTGCACGGCGGGAACACCAACACCTACTCCGAGCGCAAGGTGAACGTGTGGGAGCCGAACGCCGACTTCACCTCGGCCACGCTGCTCACCCAGATCGACCTGCCTGATGCGCTCAACGGCGACGGCGCGCAGGACGTGGCCTGCTCGATCGACGTGCCCGCTGGGGCGCGGCGGGCATTCTCCTATCAGCCCGGTGAGAACTGGTATCGCGTCCCCCACGGATTCGACTCGGCCCGCACCACCGCCGACGGCGCGGTGACGTTCCCCGCCGAGACGGGCGGGCGCTTCTCGGTGGTCCTGCACGCCTACCCCAACTCCTCGTTCGACAACACTTACTACGGCATCGACTTCGCCTACACCGTGACATGAGCCAGACCACGCCTCCATGGCCCGACCTGTTGTCCATCGGCACCACCGCGCCGGGGGACTGCACCGGCTGCGATGAGCGATTCGTCAACGCAGACGGCGACACGATGACCGGCGGCCTGACCCTGGCGGCTGATCCCGAGCAGCCACTGGAGGCGGCCACCAAGCAGTACGTCGACGCCAAGGCGGCCGTGCCGGGACCGGCGGGCGAGGACGGCACCAAGTGGTTCGACGGCCCGGGGTCGCCCGTGGAGCCGGTAGCGGGAGCCAGCCCGGGTGACTACTACCTCGACACTTCGACGGGCGACGTGTACCAACTAGCCCTGGAGGGGTGATGGCAGCACTGGTCGGCAACATCAGGGGACCGCAAGGAGCCCAAGGCGCACAAGGGCCGACCGGCCCGGAAGGCCCTACCGGCCCGACAGGACCGGAAGGACCACAGGGTCCACAGGGCGCGGCTGGCACCGGGATCACGATGCAGGGCAGCGTCCCCACGGTCGGCGACCTACCCCCGACCGGCAATGCCCAGGGCGATGCCTACATCGTCGAAGCCGACGACTCGCTGCACATTTGGGACGGCACGGCGTGGGTCTCCGGCGGGAGCATCCAGGGGCCGCCCGGCGCGCAAGGGCCACAAGGCCCGCAGGGCGCGACCGGCAGCCAAGGACCGAGCGGGCCGCGCGGCACCGGCTGGTTCACCGGGTCGGGCGCACCCGTCGAGCCGATCTCCGGGTCGATCGCCGGTGACCTCTATCTCGACGTGTCCAGCGGTGACGTGTACGAGCTGGTCGGTGCCTGATGGCGACACTCTTGGGCAACATTCGCGGGCCGGAAGGGCCACCCGGACCGCTCGATTGGACCGAGGGCGACACGCGCTACGTCAACGTGGACGGTGACACGATGAGCGGCGATCTCGCGTTGCCCAAGATTCGTGTGACCTCGACCGGTGATGCGAGTGAGACGAGCACCCTGCACGGGTTGCAGATCGGGCCGACCGCAGGTCTCAACCTGATCGCTGATGGCAACGAGATCGTGGCCCGGGACAACGGCGCGCTCTCGTTGCTCCACCTCAATACGTCGGGTGAGTCGAGGCTCGGTGTGGTCGAGTTCTGGGCCAGCGGGAAGGAGACTGCCCGGTTCCTCTCCAACAACTACTTCTGCTTCGGGCAGTCCTCCCCGGTCAACACTGATGTGGGCATCTTCATGCGCCCACCGACCAGCGACGGCGGGGTCTACATCTACATCACCAACTCGCTCGCCGGGAACGCCTGCTATGTCGGGAACAAGATCGGGGCCGGGGTGGCCAGCGGTACGCAGTACGCCAGCTTCCGGCTGAACAACACCACCATCGGCAACATCATCCGCAACGGCACGACCTCAGCCGTGCTCTACAACACGTCGTCGGACTACCGGTTGAAAGAGGGCCAGGGTCCGATCACGGGGGCGCTCGACCGGCTGGGCCGACTGATGCCTCGCCGGGTGATCTGGAAATCCGACCCGACGCGCCAGGTGATGGACGGCTTCTTCGCTCACGAGGTCTCCGAGGTTGTTCCCCAAGCGGTCACCGGGGCCAAGGATGCTGTGGCAACTCCTGCTGATGTCGAGGCGGGGATGGCACCCACGGCCGGGGCGATCGTCTCCCAGCAGCTCGATGCCTCCCAACTCATCCCGTTGCTCGTCGCCGCGGTGCAGGAGCTGACCGCCGAAGTTGCCCAACTGAAAGCCCAACTGGAGACACCATGAGCTACGCCACGCAGTCCACCCTCGCCGCCGATCAGGACTTCCTGAGCCGTTGCACGGCTTGCGCGGCCACCCAGGCGCTACCCGAGGGCGTTGAGCCGTACTCGTGGGTTCAGCAGCAGCGGTGGAGCCTCGCTGCCTCGCCCGGCTTCGACGCGGCCTACGAGTCTGCAATCGTGGCCGGGATCGGCCGACCCGGATGGGACGACTCCGTGATCACCGACCCGATGATCCTGTCGACCGTCCAGGCACTCTTGGCGGCATAAGGAGGCCACATGACCTACACCCCGACCACCTGGACCAACGGCTCCGGTCAGCCGATCAACGACGACAACCTGAACAAGATCGAGATCGGCATCGCCGATGCCCACTCCGGCTTCGAAGAACGGGCGCTGGCGATCACGACGGTGCTCCCGGCGGCGGGGTCGCCGCTCACGGGCGGGGGCGACCTCTCGGCCAACCGCACCTTCGACATCGAAACCTTCACCGAGGCCGTGAAGGGTGCGGTGCCGTCCCCGGGGACCGTGGACCTGACCAAGTACCTGCGCTCCGATGGGACCTGGGCCGCACCGGCCGAGGCCGAGGGCACCGTTCCGGCGACGCGCCTGATCGACACGACAGCTCCACTGGAGGGCGGCGGGACGTTGGACACCGACCTCAGCCTGAGCATCCTCGACTTCACCGAGACCGAGAGCGGGGCCGTGCCGCCGCCGGTGACGATCGACCTGACCAAGTTCTTGCGCTCGGACGGCTCGTGGCAGGTCCCGGCCGGTCCCGCCCGCTACAACGCCGATGTCGGCGGCAGCACCGCCGTCGTGCTCAGCCATACGCTCGGCACCCGCGACGTGTCAGTCCAGCTCTACCGCAACTCGACGCCGTGGGAGAACATCGAAGTGGGCGTGGCCGACTTGACTGCGATCGAGCGCACCGACACCAACACGGTGACCATCCGCTTCAGCTCCGCCCCTGCCGCCGCCGCGTTCCGCGCCGTCATCCAAGCCTGAGGAGAGACCATGCCGGGCACCACGCCGAACCAGAACTACCCCTATCCGCTCGACGCCGACCTGATCGACGTGGCGGGCGACATCGAAGATCTGGCCAAGGCGGTCGACCTCGACGTGAACGCCGTCGAAGCGGTGGCGGCGAGCAAGGTGTCGAAGTCGGGCGACACCATGACCGGGATGCTCAGCCTGCCCACCACCGCGCCGACGAGCCTCAATCACGCCATCACCAAGGGCTGGGCCGACAGCACCTACGTCAACGACGCGGGCGACTCGATGACCGGCCCGTTGGACATGACCAACCACAAGATCACCGGCCTGCCCAACCCGACTGCCGACTCCGACGCGGCGCGCAAGGCGTACGTCGACCAGTCGATGACCGACGCCATCCGCAAGTCGGTGGAGGGGCCGGGGAACCAGACGATGCAGTCGGGGCTGACCGCGCTGCGCTTCACGATGACCGACCCCGATGCGCCCAGTGGTCCCAACCAGGCCGCGCCCAAGCGGTACGTCGACGAGAAGATCGCCGCGATCGACGCCAGCAACTACGTCCAGGTCGACGGGGACACCATGACCGGCAGGCTCACATGGGGAGTCAACCCCGAGCTCAACGACCCCGGCGCGCACCAGAACGTCAACGGCACCTACCGCTCGACCGTTGACAGCGGCAACCTCACCGTGGCCAACCTGGCCCTGGGGCGGAAGGGTAACTCCAACTTCGTCGAGGGCACGCGCTGGATCGCCTTCCAGGTAAACGTCGACCAGCCGGTCGGCTCGATCAAGAAGGGCGCTGGTCTGACCGTGGTCTACGACGAGGGCTCAGACATGCGCCTGAAGGAGCGTCTGGCCCCGATCACCGACGCCGCCCGGCGCGCCCAGCAGCTCGCCCGGCTCGCCTTCCGGGGCCGCTGGCGGGATGACCCCAACGGCAAGGAGTTCGACATGCTCAGCGCCCAGGACATCTCGACCGTCGCCCCGTACGCCACCAGCGGTAACCCGGAGGGCTACACGCCTTCGGGGGCGATCGACCCGATGATGGTCGACTACGGCAAGCTCGTCCCCCTGCTGTTCTCGGCGCTGGGGAACGCCCTGGACCGCATCGACCAACTGGAAGCGAGGCTGGCATGAACCGGCTCGGTGACCTGACGCTCTTGATGGCTGTGGCGGCGCTCGTGCTGAGCATCATCGCCCTCGTCACGGACTAGCGCAGACCTGAATCTCCCGGTCAGTGTCCTCGGGCACGCGCTGGTGGACGACGATCGTCACCAACTCCATCCCCTCGGGGCATCCGAGCCCTGGTGGCCCTACGGGTCCCGGATCGCCCGGGGGGCCCTGTTCTCCCGGTGGGCCCACGCCGCCAGGTGGTCCGGCAGGTCCGGCTTCGCCTTGTGGGCCCGGCGGACCCGTGCTGCCAGGTGGTCCGGCAGGCCCTTCGGGTCCGGGTACTCCTGCTGCACCGGGAGCCCCCACGTCTCCAGTGCGTCCTCGGGGTCCCACTGGTCCGGGATCACCAGCAGGCCCGGGTGGCCCTGATGCGCCGGTGGCTCCGTCGTCGCCGGGCGCTCCGTCGACTCCGTCAGCTCCGTCCTCCCCTGCCGGGCCAGGCGAACCCGCGGGACCTTGCGGACCAGTGGGTCCAGCAGGCCCAGGACGACCAGCCACGCCAGGGTCGCCATCGACGCCAGGACGACCGACAGGACCAATAGGGCCACGCTGACCTGGTTCTCCAGGCGGTCCTTGTTCACCTTGCGCTCCTCTCTCACCGGGCGGCCCGGTGGGCCCAGGCGGCCCCGGAGGGCCAGGGACGCCCCCCGGGACCACGGCCGTCGTGGTGGTCGTGGTTGCGGCGCTCGACGCATAGGCGTTGGTGAGCAAGCCGGACGCCAGACCGACCCCGATCACGGTGACGATCGTGATGATCGTCCAGAAGCCCTGCTTCGGGGTCACTGTTGCAGACGCTCCTCGCGCTCACGCTGAATGGTCTCGCGGTCGCGCATGATCTCCTCGCGCTCACGCTCGATGATCTCGTCCTGCACCTCACTACGGCCGCTGCCCTTCCCGGCGATGAAGCCGACCAGCGAGCCGATGAGCGTGGTCATGATGTCGGCGAGCACGTTGATCACGTTGCTCTGATCGCGGTCGGGGTCGGCGATCGTGATCACCACCACGCCGACCGCTGACGTGACGAGGATGATGACGACGATGCTGACGAAGCAGAAGACGACGAAGTCGGTCATCGTCTTGACTGGCGGCCGGGGGATGTGGGACGCCATTGGTCAAGTTCAGCCGCAAGCGGTCACTGAATCTTGGGATTCACCCCGACGTACTTCTTCAGGGCGTTGGTTCCGCACGTGGCCTTGATCTGGCCCCAGCTCGTCACCATGCGCGGACCGGAGTTGGCGTCGTCGGCCTTGTCCCAGACGCAGCGCACGACGTTGACCGCCCCCGGCGCCATCATGCACGCCGCCTCGTCGGCGTCGATCTCGCTCGGGACGTGCCACGACTTGTTGCCGTCCCCGATGTAGTAGGCGTTGCCTTCGGCCCACTTCGCTACGCGCCAGACCATGTCGTCCTCCTCGGTCGGTGTGGGTGGGGGCGTCGGGCCGGGCGCTGTTCCAGCCCAGCGCCGCTTGCACTCAGCCCGCAGGTCCTCGACGTTCCAGCTGCCCGAGCTGTTGACGCTGCGGGGCTTCCAGACACCCTGGACCGCCGCGGCGACAGCGGGGTCGATCTTGCGGTCGGGCGCGTAGTGCTGGTGGGTGCACACGTCGGTGGGCTGGTTGCCACAGCGCCGGTTGATCTCGTTGCTGAGGGCGAACAGGAAGTTCATTTGCTTCTCGGGGTAGGTCGCGCCGACCCCGTTGTTGCAGATTTCGATCCCCACGGCGCGCCGGTTCATGTCGTCCTTGGCAACCGTGCCGCGGGAGAACGTCATCGGGCTGTTGACCCCCGAGCCGTTGGTGTTGGTCGCCCCGCCCGCCATCACGATGGCGATCTTGGAGTCGACGCAGATGTTGGCGATCGGCCGGGCGTCGGCCTGCTTGACCATGTAATCGGCCTCGCCTTGGGCGTTGTCGGCCCCGGCCGTGTGGTGCCACATCACGCACAGGGGGAGGGTGTCGTAGCCGCCCGAGCTGCGCGCCCGGTGCAGCCATGACGAGTCGTACACCTTCCAGGAGTAGCCGGTGGCCTCGGCGGCAACCTTGACGGCGTCGTCAAGGAAGTCGAGATAGATCGAGCCCATCAGACGATTCTGCTCCAGCCGCGCTTGCCCTCGTCGGTGCGCTGTTGAAAGTGCTCGTCACAGACAAAGAAGTCGCCCGCCTCGCCGATCAGAGCCCAGTCGGCCATCCGTTCGTCGTCGTGGCGATAGTCGCAGCGGGGTCGTTCCATCAGGCGATTTCCGTCCCCTCCAGGATGAGCCATCGCACCACGTCATCGACCATCGCCAGGGCGACCGCCGCTTCCTGCGGGGTCAGCTCACGCCACTCCGGCTCGTCACGCAGGAAGCGGCGGGCCTCGTGCAGCGCCAGCGCTGAGCCGTCGCGCCCCTTGGCGAGCAGGTGGACGGTGAGCTGGACACCGAGGGCGACGGCGATGTCCTGCTCGTCGCGGGTCAGGTCGGTCCAGTCGGCGATCTGGTTGCCCACCAGCCCGGCCAGAAACTGGCGCAATTCATGAATTCGCTGGGCGACGTAGCGCGGGTCGGGCTGCGAGCGAGGGGCGAAGGAATCCTTCGGCGTCCAGTCACCGAAGCTGGTCACGCTCGTGAGCGTAGACCGTGCGTTCACTTCTCCGGTTCCTCACGCTCCCTGGTGACCCGCAGCATCCGCTCCAGACGCTGCTCTTCGCGCACCAGCGCGCGGATCTCGGGGGCCAACACCTCGTCCCGCTCGTGGCGCTTCTCAGCCAGGCTCGTCCGCACCTGATCGAGCGCCTGGGCGACTAGGGCCACAGCGTGGTCGTAGATGCGGGTCTCCGCCTGGGGCACGGCGAACAGCCGCTCTTCGTAGGCGGTCTTCGCGGCGAAATCATCAGTCACAACTCACTCCAATCATCACGGTGTCCAGGGCGATCAACGCCGCCCCGTTCTCGTAGAGCTCGACCCATAGCTGCCGTACCAGCGCGGTGCCCATCGTTAGCCCGAGCTCGTTCAGGTCCCGCCACACCCGTCCCAGGGCGACGAGGATGTTGAACTCTCGTGGCGACCACTCGCGACTGTGGCCCGAGCCGCGGGCGGGGACAGACGGCTCGACCGCCCCCACTCGCACCCAGTAGTCGATCACGCGGTAGCTGAGGCCAGACGCCCGGCAGACATCCATAGTGCTGATCGTCCGGGCTACGACGGTGCCCATTGTCCTCCCATCCACCCGTACTGCGCAGCGATGGCGTTGACCGCCGTAGACAGCAGCCGCCATGAGGTTTGGGTGATCACCACGTGCCCGGATGGTAGGTCGATACGGAGCATGATCGACGGTTCTCCGCCGGTCGTGCCGTTGCGCCGCACGGCGATCGCCAGCGTGCCGTCTTCGATGTAGATGACGTCGTCCCGCTCTTCCAGATCGGGCCAGCCACCGTTGCCATCGAGGCTGAGGTCGAGGGCGATCATCCGTATCCCTCCCCTTGCTCGGCCAACTCGTCATCCTTCTCAGCGGCAAGTTCGTCCCCCGCCTTGGCGGTGTCGACCTCGGCGGTGAACTTGATGTCCTCGATTTCCTCCAGGACGTAGGTGAGCGCTTCCCCGTGGCGATTCACGGCCAAGTCGCTCAGCCCGCGCCCGAAGTGCTCCCGGAACGCATCGCGCACCGTCCGAGCTTGCTCCGGGGGCAGCGCGGCCAGCTCGTTGTGGATGCGTTCCTCGGCGGCGCTGCGGTAGGACGCCGTCGCCGCGGCCTGTTCCTTACGCGCAGCTTGGGCGTCATCATCCTCGGTGGCGATGCCGAAGATAGTGAGCAGGCTGTACCGGCGGGAGTATGTCATCGCTGACCCGACCGCCTGGGGATCGTTGCCCAGGCGCATCCGTAGCGGGGCGAAGGACAACCACTCCCCGCTCTCGTGGAGCAGGTACGTGGACAGCGCCAGCATCCCGTCCTCGACGTAGGCGTTCTGGCTCACCTCCAACTTGAACAACCGGCACGCCCGCTTCACCTCCTCCAACACGTCACCCAGCGCCGGATAGCGGTACTTGAACTTGCCGGTGTCGGCTTCTTGGGTCTTGGCGACTTCCTCGATCGCCCCCAGGGCGCTCCAGAAGGCGGTGATCACCTGATCGTGCGGCTCGGAGAAGATCATGCCGCACCCGCCTTGCCCTGCCATGCCCAGACGAACCTCTCCGGGCCGATCCTGTCCATACCACGCCTTGCCCGCCCTGCCGCGCCTGGCCGCGCTCTGCTAGGCGGCACCCCGCCTTCCCTACCTGGCCCCGCCATCACAACGCCTCCTGGATCTTGACCTTGTGGACCTTGTCGAAGGTGCGGTAGTCGTCCATCCGCAGGCCGAGGGCCTTCCTCCCCTGTACTTTCAGATTGCTGAACGACGGGATGGCCTCGTAGGCGATACGGATCGCCTCCAAGATCAACGCCCGCTTGCCGCGGTCGACCTCCCCGGTGATCAAGTCGATGGACAGCTTGTTGGCTACGGCGTGGGCCAGGTCGTCGCGCATCCTGGACGGGCTGCTGTCGTCCAGCCACGTCGAGCGCAATTCCTCGGTGCGGTACACGTCACCAAGGCCGGGCACCTGTTCTAGGTCGGCGCGCATCCCGCTGGCGACGCCCATCTCCAGCAGGTCGGCCACCCCGCGCAGGTAGTCGAGCGCCCGCCGTACCAAGTGCAACCGCCGGGCTTGGTCCCCCAATTCCCCGGCTTCCCACTGGTCAGGCTTCAACCGCTCCAAGTCGAGCAGCAGCTGCGCCATCACGTCTTCGGGCGTCGCGTAATCGAAGCTCATGGAGTCCCTTTCTGTTACCAACGACGCCCGTAAGCCTACTAGCCGCCAGGCGGCGGGGAAAGGGGAAAGCCCTGGTAGATGACGGGAGCGCCCCGAGTAACCCAGGTCGAAAGGAACTACAAACCACCTGAGCACCCGGGGCGCACAACCCGCTTCAGCGTACGCGATTCGACCCCCTCTTGGCTAGGGGCCGTCCGCGCCGCCGATGACAGGGGACGCAGCTTGGGTCGCAGCGCCCCTGGTCGCCCCATGCGGTTCGGCTACAACCGCCGGGGCAGATACAGATCGTTCCGGCCAACGTGCCGGACTCGCAGCTTTCATGTCGCGTCGCGTGGGGGCCGCGAGTCGTGATGAGCATTCCGCACTCGACGCATTTCGGTGAGTTGTAGACCTGCCGTGCACGACCTTCAGCCTCCGCGATGATCCTGGCCCACTGATGGCGGGCTTCGTCCGCGCCCGCCTTGCCTTGCCCAACCGAATCACGCCTGGACGAGCCCCGACGAGCCACGCGTTGCCTGCCTTACCTTCGACGCGCTCGGCGGCGGGCGAGATCGTGTTTGGCGATCGCCATCGCTTGCTTGATCTCGGCATCGGTCGTGCCCTCCTTGCGCAACTCTTCGCGCGCCCCCGGAGCGAAGTCCACCGGGCCCTCAGGCAGTCCGGCGGCGCACTCCAGGCACACCGGCAGCGCGCCCTCCTTCTCGATGAACTCCAGCCCGCTGGGGCTTACCAATACCTCCTCGGCGCACAGGTGGCACCAGCGGACCTCCGACCCTTCGGGGAACAGCTCCCGCGGGGCGACGAGGCCCTCCAGCGCCACGCACAACACCATCGGGCGTTCACTCACGGGTCACGCTCCCATCGTTCCACAGGAAGTGGATCGGCGTGCCGGTGGAGCGGGCCGCGCGGACCGTGTGCCAAGTCCCGCTGCCGCGGGGGATGTCGGTGTAGTTGGACGGTGCGGCGACCAGCACGTCGGCGTCGGCCACGATGTCCAAGTTGCGATCGAGATTCGGCTTGCGCTCCATCACCTCCGCTCCCTCCTGCCAGTGGTTGGAGTCCGGGCCAGGGCGCGCCCGCCGGGCGATGCCCAGCATGTAGGCAACGGCGTCGGCCTCGGCGTCGGCCCCGTGGCAGCCGCCGTGGACGAACAGCTCCGGCGCGTACTCCAACAGCGCCGCGTTGAGCGCGGCTGTCTGCAACGGGGTCATCCCCCGCCGGGTTCCGGTGAAGCCGACGATCATGCCTGCTCCACCAAGTAGCTCGCCGTGTTGGCAGCGAAGGTGCGGGCCCAACCCCAGTCGTCGTTGACGTACATCTGGAAGTCGCTCTCGGTGAGCTCGTAGGTGTCGCCGAGGTCCCACGCCAGCATGTCCAACGCCCGCACGTAGTCCTCGTCGTGCTTCTCGGGCACCGGGTACGGGCACACCCGCTGGACGTGGATGAAGTCACCGGACATGATCCGGGCCAGGTTCTCTTCGAACCACTCCCGCACCTTGGCTTGGTAGCGCTCCATCGCCACGTCGTACTTGCCCATGTGCACGGCGAGGTTCTGTTGCAGCATGTCGACCAACCGCGCCTTCTCGACGGTGATGCTCCTCATCACGCATCACCTCCACAGTCAAGGCAGCGCCGCCCGCGGCGGAACCGGAACACCCGCCGGTGCTGGCCCAGCGCGCAGCAGATCAAGCGGTACAGGTCGTCGGTCATCAGCTACCCCCCTGGGAAAGGTGAACCCAGCGCGTCGGTGGTTGGAAGGGCCGCTCATGGGGCCCCCGCTTCCAGCTCGCATCACTGCGATTCTGGCGAGGTCGAGCGCCCAAGCGACGGGCTGGGTTCGGCGACTTCAAGCGGACACTGACCAGGGGGAAGCTTTCGTGCTCGTCGAAGTTCGTGACGAGGGCTTCGCCGTTCTCGTCGAGCACGTAACGCACGATTTCGTCGGAGTACTCCAACAGCACGATGGTCTTGCCAACGGCGGCCCGGGCGGGCTTGCCGCGCTTGGTGGTCGTCTCGTTGATGGCCAGGGCGATCGCGCACTTGCACTGATCGCGCGGGATGCCTTTGTCGGCGTGGCGCTTGTGAATCTTGACCGGCCAGGGATAATCCCGGTCGGCGTCGCGCACCGGCTTTCTTTGTTGTTTCAACCTGATGTTCCTTTCAGTTTCGGCCCCCGGCGGGGCGTACCCCCTAAGCGTAGCCGCCCCGAGGCGGGGGGAAGGGGCTCGTACGCTGGGCTTACGCGGGCTGAAGGAACTCCAGCGTCGGCTCCCGACCCTGACGCGCGCACTCGGCCACGTAGGCATCCCACATCCGCGCCTTGCCGCGCAACATCCCCTCGGTCATGCGGTAGATCACTTCGTGCAGCTCGGCGATCGTCGGCCACACCGGGTACTTCTGGCACCAATGTGCCACCGCGGCGAAGGTCACTTGGGCATCGGCCAGGGCGAAGCTCTGCACCCACCGCTCGGGCTCGTGATCAGGGAAGGCCGGATAGCGGCGCAGGAGCATCGCCAGCATCTCGTGCACTTCGCTGTCGGTCACGACGCAACCTTCCTGCTCACGGCCATTCTACCCATCGGTATCCACAGCTACTCGGGCCAAATGTTCCGCGCCACCATCGCCTTCACACCGTCGGGGATCAGCGACCTGATGTAGTCGTCGTCGGCGTCACCGGCGGTCCAGATGATTCCGATGGTCTCGCCGTCGGCGTCAACAAGCCGGATGCGCGTCATCGTTCCGGCGCTGGTCGATGCGGGCGGTGGAGTGTCGCGCGGCGTGCGTGGGGACCGCCGGTCACCTTGCTTCGGGCGGCGCGCGTAAGACGGCATTGAACAATCTCCATTGAGCGAGGCCCGCTCCGCGGGCCGAGGACACGAGGGGGGTCCGGGGGGCCGGTGCGGACCCCCGGAACTTGCATCGGAGCGGATAGGGGTTGTCCCGTGATCCTCACGCATCTTCCAGCGCTGCATCTTCACCGCATTACTGACGGCCTTCATCGCCAGCACGAGGACCCGGCTCTGACCCGTGTACGTACCGACTTGTCGTCGGGGGGCAGGCTCGCCGTCCACTCGTAGCCCCACGCGGACGGTGCTTCTTGATCCCGGATCGGTGTCACCGGGTGTTCAGGGGCAAAGCAGATGGCGGTACTCCACCCCCTCGTCCACGTTGCGGAGCTGCGCCTCAGCCCCAATCTCGATGGTGAAGCCACAGTTGGAGCACCGGGATCCCTTGAACTTGGCGACGAACGGTCTGCTCCAACCACCCTTGCGCTGGCGCAGGGGAGTGGGCCGGGGTCGGCGCGGTGGCGCTGATCGACGCTGCTTCCGCCGCTTCTTGCGTGGCGGCTTGCCCCGGGTGCGATCGGTGTAGACCTTCGGCGCTCCCGGCCCGATGTTGTAGATGCGGGCGTGCTGTTGCACCGGGTACTCCCGGTACGGCTCTGCGTCACAATCAACGTGTTCCCGGCCGTCCGGTCCGTAGCGCCAGGGCGTACCGGCGAACGGTTTGTGGCAACGTACGCACTCAGCCATCTGCTACGATGACCCCACTTGAACGGTTGGTGGCCCGGGGGCTTCGGTCCCCGGGCCGCTGGCTATTCAGCCCCGAAGCGGCGCGGAATAGTTTATACGGGTAGAGGGGGCGGCGAAAGCCCCGCCATTCTGCTGTTTCACCGTCAGGTTCCACATGAAACGCTCAGCACCATTGAGACGAACTCCGCTGAGATCGGGTGGCGCATTGAAGCGATCTCCGATGAAGCGGAAGCCCCATAGACGGGACGATCTCGACC